CCACCAATAAGCAGGTATAAACAATGTTTTTCCAGGAGTTAAAGTAAATTCGAGACATTTTATTTTATCAAAATCAGCAATATATTTTGTCTGTGGTGTCCAAGGATTAACAGGTGACCTAAATTCAAAGTTTTCATAATCGTATATAGGATAAAGATATCTACTGCTATGTGGAGGCGCCATTTTAATTTGTGCGCTACCTTGCGTTAAAAGAAAGTAATTTCTATAATTAATTTCATATCTAAATGGTGTACATACATTGTTACTACCTATCATAATATCATAGTTACAATTAGAAACCATATATGGTCGTAAAAATCCATCGTTGTATTTAAAATGCTTAACGATTCCAGTTTCTTCTAAAAAGTCGGAATTATTTTCAGAAAAATAGCTAGATGATTTATCTTCTTCGAAAAGTTTAATAGCAGAATGTAATGGCAAAGGAATATATAGTTCAGAATTAATATCAGTATCTTTTATATTACGTATTTTAATTTCAAAAGCATTATAATTATTTACAATATTCGCTTTATTAGAAGCGTCGATAATTTTTTTACTGTCAAAATCAAAAAGCACTGGCTGCCTAATGTCGCATATTTCTTCTAATTTGTCTTTAGAAGGGTCTTCAATCTCATACATTTCAAGGTCTGCGCTTGTTTTTAGATGGAATTGAATATGTAAATATATAAATAAAACTAAACAAAAGATGAAAAACCCAATTATTATTTTCATTGTAATCTTAAATAAAAATAATAATAATTTTTGCTAACTGGAACGAAACGTGGTTAATCGGTTATTTTAGGAGCAATATAAAATGTAAGATTACTATCATCTCCTAAATCATAAGAAATTTTCATTGGTAATTCAGATACAATAGATATTTTAACTTCATTAGATATTTTATTTGTTAAACACATTTTGTTAATATAGCTTAAGCTGTATGTAATGTCTATTTGTTCTCCTTCAACGATAGAGTATTCTGTCAAATCTTCAATAGGTATATTAACCAACATTTCTCCAGTAACACCGTTTGTAATTAAATCGATTTTATCTTCACTACATTTTACATTAACATCATTACCAAATGTCATCATTTGTGAAACAATTTCGCATATTTTTTTAGAAGATATAGAAAATTCAGCATCATAATCAACAACGGGAATATTCATTTCTTGATAATCATATTCAGCTAAAGGAATTTTAAAATATTTATCAAATTCACCTTTAAGATGTTCTTTTGCCACAAGCGATATACTTAAACTATCTTCACCGTCAGAATGTATAATTATATCATGTGACTCTTGTTTTGTGCTTATAACAGAATGAAAAATAGATGAATCAAAACACACTTGTGTCTCCCCGCTAACTTCATAATGACAAAACCAATTTTTTTGAATACTTACATCGAATAGGCAAACATGTGATTTATCTAATCCTTGAATATGTAACTTATTTACTTCAAAATTAACACTAAGCAAAGCTGAACAATTTTTTAAGGTTTGAAATAAAGCAACAAATATGTCTTTTTTATGTCTATCAGTTATAGTAACCTTCATATTAAATATATTACAATTTATATATTTAATATCTTTTGATAAGATAAATTAAATTGATTCATTCGCAAATTCCTCTTTAATTATATTTTTTAAGTCAACCGAAATAATTGTATTATTATCTATTTCAGATTCATTTTCATGAACTATTTTTTCAGGTACAACAATATTTTCACTTACAGCAATAGTGGTATTTTTTTCAAGTTCAGCAATAGCATATTCATAATCTGTAAATTTATCGTTAGTATCTTTAATAAATGAATCAAATTTCAACATAAACGATTTTAATAATTCTTTTGTTTCAGTTAAATCCTTCTCAAAAACATCGATTTTGTCATTTTGTTTACTTACTAAGAGATTTGTCTTTTCTATTTCAGAATTCATTTTAGATATTTCATCAGTAAAAAGTGTGACATTTTGGTTATTACCTGATAAAGGCCCACTTTTTTCAAGTGAAATAATTCTATTTACAATACTAGTTAACACACTGTTATCAATTAACTTGGAATTTTCTGGAATATTACTATTGGATGATTCAATGTTAGTTTCACCATTTTCAAAATCAATAACAAATTGTTCAATACGTCCTAAGCGCAATGTGATTAAACCAATAGCATCAGAAATGCTTAATTTTGAGAATGGTAAGCCATTACTGTTTTGAGTTACTTGTTGTTGTGGTGGTTGGCTAGGTTGTTGTCCTCTTGCGAGTCTAACATTGCTTGTAGATGTATTATTTTGATTCTGTGGCACAAAAGCCGCATGAGAACCAATGGATGTGCCAGGTCTGCCGCCACTTATAGGAGGTGCTGCCTCTCCAGCTCTTCTTGCTCTAGCCGCAGCTATAGATCTTGAACTACTACTCATTTTAATATAAATTATATACACTTTGTTTTTAAATTAATTACGCATGTTTGATATATATTTAAGGAATCATTTTCATTTTAATTACATCATGACTAATATAATTATGAATTATAAAATCATCAACTTGATAATCGTTAATGTCATCTTTAACTTCTTTAATCTCAACTGTTGGGAATTCATATGGAACTCTATTTAACACTTCTTTCATTGGTTCTATATGTTCTTCATATAAATGACAATTCCCTGAAAAATAAACTACTTCGTGCGCCTCTAACCCGCAATGTTTTGCTAGTAAATGTGTAAGAAAACTATAGGATGCTATATTAAAACTAGCGCCTAAAGCAACATCAAGAGACCTTTGATACATAGAACATGATAATTTATTGCCATTATGAACATTAAATTGACACAAAATATGACAAGGTGGTAATGCCATTTGGTCAATTTGTTTAGGATTCCATGATGTCATAACAAGTCTTCGGCTATTTCTAGTTTCAGGATTTTTCAATTGGTCAATAATTTGTTGTAATTGGTCAAATCCGTTAAAAGGATGGTCAGTTGTAATATACTTACCTGAGTAACAGTTATAACTAGCATTGAAAAATCGCCATTGATAACCATAAATAGGACCAGCCATGCCCTCAGGATAGTTAACAAGTCCTCTTGAATCTAAAAACTCACGTGATGTATTTCCATCCCAAATATGAACATCTTGTTGCTGCAACAATTTGTTGTTAGTTTCGCCTCTAATAAACCATAACAACTCTTTTAAACAAGTTTTCCAAGCTGTTTTTTTAGTTGTTAAAATAGGAATCTTACCGTCCTTTAGAGAAAATCTCATAGAATTACCAAAAATACTTTTAGTGTTACCATTTCTACCTTCTTCCAAATATCCGTTATCAATAATATTTTCAATTAAATTTAAGTATTGATATTCTTCATGTGTTCTTTGTTTAATATTATTGAAAATATTATCAGAAATATTAGAAGTATTTTCATATAAAAAAAAGTTGTGACTATTTTCAAAATCCATATTATATTATTTAGAATACATTTTAAATAATTTTTAACTTTAAACATATTTTGTATTTTTAATTTCTTATTATAAATCATATGGATACTTCAGATGATACTAAGCAAAGTTTTTTTAAACATGTATTTAACTTTGATGATGACTCAAAATCAGACTTATTAAATATAATTCAATATTCATTGATATCTGTCATACCAATTGTAAGTTTGAATAAATTGATGTCAAAATATGTTCCAGAAGCAGATGATAATAAAGGAAGTTTGGAAATCAGTGCTGAAATAGTAATTCAGATAATTGTTATGTTTATTGGTTTATTATTAATTCACAGAATTATAACATTTGTGCCAACATATAGTGGTTCCAAATACCCTGATTTTAGCATAATTTATATTATTTTAGCAGTTTTGATGATAACATTAAGTTTACAAACAAAAATAGGTGAAAAGGTAAGTATTTTAGTAGAAAGAATTAATGAGCTATGGAATGGAAAACCAGATAAGAAAAAGGGTTCTAAGAATGGTGCCGTTAAAGTAAGCCAACCAATTTCAGGGCAAATAACAGGACAAATAATGAATAATGCAGCTATGTCACAGTCATTGTATACAGATGGCACATCAATTAGTTCCTTACCAACAAATGAAGTATCTTATGGAAATGAAAACACCAGTCAGTCACAACAATTACCAAATTACAATGCTATGTATAAACAAGAGCCTACGCCTTTGGTAAATGCGGCAACTCCTGGGGGTCAAGAGGGATTTAATGAACCAATGGCGGCAAATTCTGTAATAGGAGGTGGATTTGGTAGTGCTTGGTAAATATAATAAAATTTATACCTTTGAAGATTTTTTAAGCGGTGTCCTTTACACCTTTTCTCATTTACACCTTTTTACATTTCAAACGCCTGTATTAATTAAAAAATTATCAAAATGATAAGTGTAACTTACATTTGTAATTTTATATTCATTATCAACCAAATCATATACATTTATTTCGTAATCATAATATTTAAAATCAAATGTTATTTTATAAATATTTTTTAACTCATTTTTTGCCTTTTCTAAATCAGAATAAAATGCTACAATACCTGTATCATTCTTTATCACAAATATTTTATTTAACATAATTATATATGATATGAATTATTTATATTATTTATATTATTTAGTAATACAAGAGTTTTATATGAGGTAAATTATATTTTACTTTATATATATATGCCATTTATTAGTAGTTATAATGGAGCTATAAAAATATTATCGGCAATAGAAAATGGAAATTGTAAAGAAAGTTGTAAAACATCATGGATACGTAATTTAAAATATGCGTTAAAAACTAAAACAAATCCTTTAGCATTAAACAAAAAACAACGTAAAAATATGACTGAAAAACTTAAAAGTGTTTCTGGTAAAAATGCTTTAAACCAACATAGCAAAACATTAAAAAAATATAAAAATAGAAAATCTCCGCCATACCCAGCAAATGAAAATTGTAATAAAACAATTGTTGGTAATGATGGGAACAAATATATATCTAAACCAAACAAAAATAACATTTGTTCTTGGAAGAAAATATAATCGCTCGGTTTACACCTTTTCTAATTTAAAATGCAAACAATTTATTATAAAATTGAAATAAACTACATAAATATAAACTGATTATATATTTATAAAATGTCTATTTATGAAAAAAACTTATCAGAACCATGGTTTTCTCTTATGCATTGTGGGATTAAAAGGGTAGAAGGAAGATTAAATAAGGGGGATTTTGCTAATATGAATATAGGGGATTTTATTATATTTACAAATAATGAGTTAGGATTTGAACGCAAATTACAAATTAAAATCAAACATATATCGTATTATGATAATTTTGAACTATATTTAGAAAAGGAAACATTAGAATTATGCCTTCCTACCATATATAATATAGAAGATGGATTAAAAGTATATTATAAGTATTATAACAAAAGTGATGAAATAGAATATGGAATAAAGGCATTTACATTTTTGAATTAGTGCCTTTTAAATGAGAAAAGGTGTAAATATTCAATGGCGTAAAAGTAATAGTGATAAAAAGTAAATAAAAATATGATATTATAATTTATATATTATCATATGGACGTAACAAAATTGTTAAAGGCTTTAGATGATGAAACAAACGAAAATCTGTTTAACTTTACTACAGATAAATTAAATGAGATGAAATTAAATATTTTGAAGGAATTACATCTTCCTAGAAGTATTACTTTAGATTTATTAAAGAAATTAAAAGACTATAAATATGTAGATGAAATGGATGATTTAAAATATGGAGCATACATTAGATGGATTCCAATTGAAGACCCAGCCAATATTTACTTAACAAAAGGTGCTATTTTTTGTGAAATGAAAATAACAAATGATGGTGTTTTTTGTATATGTAAAAATTTTGGATATAAGCATAATCATTTTCAGATTGAAATGGATAAAAATTTGATATTTCAAAAACTGACAGACCAAGAATTAGTATTATTATCCGCTTTAGATCATTTAGCAAAATAAATAGTTAAAATGTATCTAAAACAAATACAAATTATTATATTATGTTAAGCAATAATTTAATTATTATAAAACCAAAATTGTTTGTATTAAATAATTTAATTCATAATGACAAAACAGAAATAGAAAATAGAATGAAAAATACATATTATAAAAAAATAATTGGTATAAACATAAATAATGAGATAAAAAAATATATAAACAAATAGATAAATAATTAAGAAGTAAAATGATTTACATTAATCATGACAAAAAGGCAATTTTTATTCATATACCAAAAACAGGAGGCACATATATTGGTCCAACATTAGTTAAATATTATGGTTTCATAAGTTATTTATCTTTAATAACAAAAAGACGGCCAGACCATGATTACATTTGTAAGACAAATTATTTTAAACGCGTATTAACAGGCAACAATAAATACGACACCTCTTTTTTTAATAAATTAGTAGGATTATTAGTGTATTGTAAAAGTAGTGACTATTTAAATAAAGCAATGAATATGGATGAAAATAAATGGAAAACATACACTAAATTTTGTTTTATACGTAATCCGTATTCTAGAGCTTTATCTGGATGGAAACATTTTGATACTGTTTTAAACATGAACTCTTTATTTTACACATATATTAGTAAAAATAAATACGATGTTTCTGATATAGAATATGGTCATATATTTATGACACAAAAAACACAAATTCAAGATGTAGATGGGAGTTGCGGCGTTGATTTAATTGGAAGATTTGAGTATTTAGAAGACGATTTTATAAGTATTTTAAATAAAATTGGATTTAATCAGATTTTACATATTCCTACAAAACAAAATGTATCAAACAAAGAAGGTGCTGAAGATATAGTATTAGAAAAAAAAACAGTGAATAAATTAAATGAACTTTTTAAAGATGATTTTGAATTGTTCCATTATAAAAATGTGTGAATTTTATAAATTTATATAGTGTTTTTACAAGCGTATTTTATTTTTCATTGTTTTACATTTTTTGCCATCTTTACAATCAGAGAAAAATCCAGGTATAAATTTTTTTAGTTTGATTAATTGTATATGCGTCTTGCTAATAGGCTTTTTAATGGTATACAGCTTTTTACCTTTGGTATATTTAGTAACACTTTTATAACCATTACCTTTCTTAATATAAACCTTACGCACAGTTTTTCCACCTTTTTGAGCACTAACTTCTGTATTTTCATAGTTAAAGTTATCAATATTCATTATATATAATTTCAATAAAATAATATATAACTAAATATATGGATACAATAAAATTAGTTCATTTATTTCATATTATAATTGTAGGTGGTTTATTCCTTTATATAGGAATTAAGAGAACAACAATACCTAAAATGTTATACCCAATATTGATAGGTCTGGGAATAACAATAATTTTATATCACATTTTTAAGATTTACATTCATGTAAAAGAGAATAAACAATATTGGTTTAATTTGATACATATAATTTTAATAGGTCCATTATTAGTTTATATAGGTTACAATAGAGAGAACACTCAGAGATTATACTTTGAAATGTTGATGATGTTAGGTTTTGCGTCTATAGGTTATCATGGTTACTATTTACTTAACTAACATTGAGTGGTAACCCACTTTTTTGTTAAAACGGCTTCAACACTTTCAAGCGCACCTTCAGTCCAACCTTGATATCTGCTAACGGCTTCTCCAACAACTAGTAATCCTTTTTCAGGATGCTGAACTTTGTAAACAAAATCGTCTCTATCTTTCACGTCACTATGTAATGGTTCATAATAATGTGTGCCAATAGGCCAATAATATTCCTTAATAGCTAATATTTTTAAACTACCATTTGGTATTCCCAGTGATTTTTCAATCAATTCGCAATACAATTCGCGATTTTTTGGAGTATTTTCTAAAAACTCCTTTAGCGCTAAAGCATTGTTATTATCGCTATAAGCTATCATATAGACTCCTTTGTCGGGATTCATTGGAATAATTTTTTGTAGAGGCCCTGGAACTATTGTATATTGTGGCACATACTCTTTCATTATTTTAGAGGAAGCATGGTTAAACTTAGCATATAACCTCAAAAATGGTTGTCCATGTATTTGGTTGTATAAACTATTCTTATTAGAAGCACCAGGAATAAGTTTTTTAATACTAGATATAGTAGTTGCTAAAATTACTTTGTTAGAATGATAAACGTCGCCATTTGCTGTTGTAATTTTAAACAAACATGGTGTAGTATTAACTTTGAGTATTTCAATAACATCACTCGAAAATTTAAAATGATTAACACCTATTGTATTATACAATTTATAAACCATGTTTTTCCAAGGAATATACAATCCATTCCATCCTCCTTTGTTATCATCCATTCCGTAATTATGTAATGTTTCAAGTATATCAGCATTTTCATAGTCAGTATATCCAGCAGAAATTGTAAATTGTTTATATAAACGATTACCTAAAATGCTAACCGCATATTGTTTAAATGTTTTATCATGTAATTCAGGGTGTAATTTGTATTCATTTTTCAATTTATCAATAATCTTAACGATATCTACATGGTTAAATGTGTTGGAATAGTTCATTTCTGATAAAAACCCGCTATATTTAATATTTAACTCATTCATAAGTTTAATTAAAAGAGGATTCGTATCTTTTCTGCCAATTCCTGCTCCAGTTACAATATTTGTTCCATAAAATGTGTCATTACTTGTTCTACCACCTATCCATTTTTTTTTATACTTTTCAAGTATAATAAAAGATGTTTTAGGTGATATTTTTTTAATATTGTATGCGCTATACAACCCAGACATACCAGTGCCAATAATAATTATATCATAATATAACATAATATATTATAACATATTATATTATAATGAATAACATAAATAAAGTTTATATCATAAATTTAGATAAAAATCTAGAGAGAAGACTGCTTTGTGAATCTCAATTAGCATATCATAATATAAAAGATATAAAATATATAAATGCTTTAAATCCACTAGATAAAAATTTGTTTAAATACAAATATTTATATAAAAAATGTTGTCATGAAATAAAAGATCCGCTATTTATTAAAAATAATTTCTCAATAGGTGCGTTTGGATGTTATTTGTCTCATATTTCTTGTATAGAAGACGCAATACAAAATAAATACGAAACAATTTTAATTTTAGAAGATGATTTTATTTTAATTAATAATTTTGTAAATGAAATAAATACTTTATTTAATAATGTTAACAAAAATTGGGATTTTATTTATATAGGAAAAAAACAAGGACCTGATATACCTAAAGAACATAAAAATAGTTATCATACCAATGAGAAATTTTTAAAAATAGAACCAGTAGATAATTATTTTTATAAACCAAGCTATTCAACATACGCAACGCATGGATTGTTAATTCGCAATACTATTTTTAATGATATCGTGATGTTAAAAAATAATATTAATAAGCCTATTGACTTAAAGTTAATGGAACTATATGATAAGTTTAATTTTTTAGTATATAAAAAAGATTTAGTTATTCAAAGTGATGAGTCAACAGATGTTCAAGACATTAAGAAATTTAATAGGGATAAAATTAAATGGAGTAGTGATTTAACAAACTATTGTTCATATAAAAAATATTCTTTCATAGAAAATATAATCATAATTGGTCTAAAAAATCCAGAACACACTCATTATTATATACATAATATGTATTATAATTTTTTTAAATTCTATTATCCAAATTTAAATACTTATTGGTTATCAGAGAATGAAGAATATGATATAAAAATGTTTGAAAACGCAATAGTCTTTATTTCGCCATGTCATTGTGTATATAATAAGATACCTTTTACTATTTTAACAAATTATATTATACACTTGGACATCCAAAATAATGTAGGTTATAAGGATATAAATTCATTTATATCAGATAAAAAACAAATAATTGAAAATAATAAATATATAATATTATTAGCCAGAGAAACCGAATATAAGGTAAATTATTTTAAAACAAATGTAAATAAAAAAATGATTTGTTTGCCATGGTTTTCAAACACACTTTACAATAATTTATTAGATATAAAAAATAATTTATCAGATACATATGAAAAAAAAACTCAAAATAAATATTTTTGTTTTTTTGGTAGTATTTGGAATATAAATGTGGACATGATAAAACAATTAATTAATGTATGTATAAATAATAAATTGTATTTATTGATTAAAGGAAGAATTTTAGATGTTACACTTGAGGACAAACAATTTATAAAAAAAACAAATTCAGAATACTACACATTTATTCCATTTGATTATAAAAATAATGGGTTGAATGATACCAACGACTTTGATTATATTAATACAAATTATGGTATAAAATGTTTAGTAACTATACAAGGAAACGACCACAACAATACATACATATCTAATAGATTATTTGAAAGTATTTCATTTGGTTTCGTTACTATAACAAATAATAAATTAGCAAAAAAACATTTTAAAAGTTTAATATATAATGAAGACATTGAACAATTACTTTTACAATATATTAAAATAGAGGCTAACAAAAATGAATGGATAAAAACACTAGATTTACAAATAAACGAATTTCTAGAAAAAGCTTATGGATACACAAATATAAGGTCATTGTTTAATTTTTTAAAAACTACAAACAAAGACAATATTTTGTTACTAGAAAATAATTACAACAAATATAAATTATGGTTTTCATCAAATAAAAATTATAAAAATAAATTTTATGGTGAAATTATTAATAATGAAGATATACAAAAAGCATTAGTAAGTAAAAATAATTATATTATTTATCAAAATGATAGCCATGATATATTTTTAATTGAACAAATAATATTATGTCAAAATTATAATATTTATATTGATAATAATGTTAAAAATAAAACACAATTAGTGAATTTGTGTGTTAAAAACAATAAGAAATATATTATAAAAGAACCATTAAAAATATTTTGTTTGTTATCAGGTGAAAGAAGTGGTTCTACAATAATTATTGATTATATTCAAAAAATGTCTAGTAGGGTTTTAGCTCTTTCTGATATATTTTCAAATTACAATAACAATTTTACATACTTAAATTCGTTTGACTGTTGGTCAGAAGGTATGCTAGGAAATGAGGTTATTGAACCTCTAATTAATGATAATGTTGAAAGATATTTTAAACAATATGAAGATTTAGCTCATTACTATGACTTTGAAGGCATATTTTTTAAAACTACTTTGGATTTTCAAGTTAAAATTGAAAAATATACATATTTTAATAAAATTATTAAATTTATTTCGAATTTTAATGTTATTTATTTAACTAGAAATGATCTAGAATGTTACATTTCAAAAAAACATTCAGAAAAATATGGTCATTCAGATGGCATTTACGATGATTTAAATAAATATAAAATAGATAATGTTGAGTTGTATCAATTTTTATCTAATAAACATGAATTTATAAATAAATATTTGTCTGATATTAAAAACATAAAAATAATAGATTATCAATTAATAGAAGAAAATACAATTGAAAATCAAGTTACGATTCTTAATAATATATTTAACTATTTTTATAATTCAAATGAAAAATATATATTGTATGACAATGTGTTTAATAAAGAAAAATATTTTACAGCAGTAGATATTTAACTTATTTACAGAATATTAGTAATAAACTTATATATAAATTCGTTTCTGAATGTTGTATGATTGTAAAGTGGCTAACATATTTCAAATTTTATATTTACAAAATTATTGTAAATATCATATGTATTAAATAAATTATTGATATCATATATTTCTCTAGAATAGTTATATATAACATTAAAACTAAACGTATTTGTATATTTTAAATAATTATTGTTTACAAAATCTAAAAATTGGTTGTTACTTTTTAATAGAGTTAAATGACAAAAATAAATTTCTGTATTGTTTTTAAATAATTTATTATTTTTTATTGTATAATTTTCAATTTCAGTTTTTTTGTATCTGATAGAATTAGTAATATTCCAATTAATTCCTCCACAAATTTTGCTCCATCGGTGTGTGTATGTGTCTTTAGTTTTTACAAAATCAAGTAAATTTTTATTGTTATAATACTTAACAAAAATATTCTCATCTTTATAAATTTGTAAATGATTTGTTTTTTTATTGTTTATAAACCACCACGGTTCATCTACTTTGCAAATAAATTTATCATTTAAAATTGCTTCATAGTTATCTATATGTTTAAACAAATCAACAATTTTAATATTAAAAATCATTAATGGACCAAATGTTTTGTTCCCATAACTATAAATATCATGATTTCCACATATACTGCTAGATATATCACCCATAATCATATCAATATCAGTCCATCCCCAATATTCATAATGGTTTATAAAATCATAAAATAAAAACCCTAGTAATGGTTTAACATCTACTATTTTATTTACATTTTTAATAGTTACATTATAACCTGTTTGTGTATTTAAATAATCATTAAACAAGTCAAATGACATATTTAAAATTTTTAAATTATCAGGATAATTTATAATTATTTGATTAGTTATAAACAAAACATCAAAATCTTTATTTTTTAAACTATTCACCCATAAATTAAAATACCTAGGAATTTTACCAAACCATACAGCAATCAAAACCAATTTTTTTTTAAAATATGATTTTATAATAATATTATTTGATAATATATGATGGTCAGTATTAGAGCTTATGTTTGATACATAATTAGTATTTGGCAATATAATGGGCGGAAACAACACTGATGTATTTATTTTGCTGTATATAAAAAAATCAGAAGGCATTAATTTATTATTACTTTTAAAAACATCTAATATTTTTTGCCTTCCTTTTTTTGATATAATATAAGCGCCTGTTGACCATAATCCGCTCCACGGATACATTTTTTGTTGTTCATAACTCCAATTTAATAGTATAGGATTTGTTTGAGGTAATTTATAACTTGTTGAAATAATTTGACATAATTGTACACATTCATAATTATGTATATTTTCATACAAAAAATTTATAACGTTATTGTTTTTAAATGAAATTAAATTTACATCATCCTCTATTACTAAGATGTAATCTTTATCATTGTTTTCTAAAGATTCATTATAAACTTTTATATGTGATAACAAACAACCTATTTCGCATTTATCCATTTTTGTATCTGTGTAATAATTTTTTTGTGAATTTTCAGAATATTTATTTAAAATTTCTCCTTCTAATAAGTTACCATCAACAGCTTCAATAAAATTCAAATTTTTATTAAATAATTGTAATTTAATATTGTATTTTCTTTTAACATCATGCTGTAAGTTAATACAATATATAGGTAAATTATATAGAAATTCTAAACCATTTTTTGTCATTATATATTATTAAAATATAAAATATATATATATTACATATTACATAATAATATAAAATATATTATTATGTAATATGTTATTATATTTTTCAATTGACACGATAAATACTAGGTCATTTTATACCAAATATATTATTTAAGAATAAAATAAAGTTACAATATATTATTTCAATAAACAGTAGTAATTTTAACAAATCATACATAGTGTCATAATTAACTATTTGTTAAAATCTAAAATCTAACCATATATTAGCAGCAAGATGAAAATAATCGTATTTGATTTAGATGAAACATTAGGATATTTTACAGAATACGGTATTTTTTGGGATTGTTTGTCAAATTATTTAATAACAAAAAATAAACCAAATCTCACGCAATATGATTTTGATAGTGCTTTAGATTTATTTAATGAATTTCTAAGAAAAAATATAATAAATATTTTAATTTATCTAAAAAAAAAAAAAAAATAAAAATGCTTCCATAAGATGATAATATAAAATAATAACAAAGGTCCATTAAAAAAGAAAAAAAAAAATTTCAAGTATTTTAAAAAAAAATAAAAATAAAAATTATT